GATAAATTTGGAGCTAGATCAGTTCAAATACCTTGGGTTCCCAAAAGAAGGGAAGATTTTATGAAGTACTTCAAATCTTCAGGTTCTAAACGACCACCAGTACCCATTGATGATAAAGGTAAGCTTAGACCATTATCAGTTAACAATGCAGCTAAGTATCTTAAACCTAGTACAAATTCGGGTTTACCGTATTATACCAAGAAGTCTAAAGTGAAAGAGACACTTTTACAAAATTTCGACAATGTTCTAAGCAGACAAGACCCTTGTGTATTATTTACTAGATCTCAAGAGCAAACTAAGACTAGAAATGTTTGGGGATATCCTATTGCAGATACCGTAAATGAATCTAGATATTACTTTCCTCTATTAGATTATCAAAAGAGAAAAGCTTATAGATGTGCATTATCTGGCCCAGATGCAGTCAATGTCGAAATGACTAAATTAATTAGTAAGGCAAGTAACTCTAACGAAGTTGCGCTGTTGTCATTAGATTTCTCTTTATTTGACACTACAGTTAATCAATCGATCCAGGACTCAGTGTTTGCATACATTAAGAATTTATTTCAATCATCATCTGCCAATGATTTAGATTACATAAGAAATAGATTCGGCAATATTGGAATAGTTTGTCCAGATGGGATAATTACTAAACCACATGGTGTTCCTTCAGGATCAACTTTTACAAATGAAGTGGATTCATTAACTCAATACCTAATACTTAAGACAATTGATGTTGTTCAAGATTTCGTCATTCAGGGGGACGATTCAGTCTGTATTATTAATAAAGGTTCCAAAGATAAAGTTATTAATGAACTTGAATCTTATGGTTTAAAAGTTAATGATGAGAAAAGCTATTATGAAGATAATTTTGCAGTTTACCTTCAGAATTTATTTCATCCTGATTATAAATTTAATGGCTTAATTTGTGGAATCTATCCTACTTTCCGAGCTATAAATAGGATATTGTTCCAAGAACGTTGGGCTAAATTTGAGGATTATGGAATTGAAGGTAGAGATTACTACTCAATTCGAACTATATCTATTTTGGAAAATTGTAAGTATCATCCTCTATTTGAAGATTTAGTCAAATTCATTCTAAAGTATGATAAATACTCTTTGGAATACAGCAAAAGAGGTTTAACTAAATACATAGATATGATTAGTAAAACAGAAGGCTCAGCTGGGATCATTAATAATCAATACGAAGATAATTTAACCGGA